CACCTCTTGCACCAACTGCTTGATAAGGTGTTTTATAGTTAGTATAACCACTATGACCCTCTGGTGGCATAAGAGTTGGTACAGTCAACTCTGCTGCATCTCTTGCTCTTTGCAGAAAAGAATCTCTGTTAGCAGCAAGGTTTGCGTATCTACTAGCTATAGATTTAATTTTGTCCATATTAAGTTACCAATAATACAAATAATAGAAAAATTATAATAGCAAGATACATAGGTTTATTGCAATCTATACAATGCATCCAGTCTTTTATTTTATTCCAATATTTTTCAATCATATTTAACCTCTCGGAATGTTAAGCCCACCCATAGTCAAAGAAATATTTTTAGATTTTGTAGAACCACCACTTGATTCTATACCTAGTCCTACTACTTTTCTAGGTTTAATCAAACGATTATCTGTTTTTTTCTTTTTCTGTGGATTAGCAGTTGTTATATTTAACCCAGTTTTCTTTTTCTTAGTTTGTTTAAATTCATTAGGAACAACAGCACTAACGGCTCTAGTGTTATTCTTATTTTTTATATTACCAGAAAAAGCCATATAGGGTATACCCATATCTTCTACATATTTTTTTTGTATTGCTGATGCAGATTGCATATCTTTTGCTCCTTGACTTAACGCATAAGCCATTCCGTGCATATTTCCAATCCCTATTGCCTCTGCAATATTTCTGTATCTTTTAGCCATATTGGTTAACTAGACTCTGGTATGTTGATACCAGTTTTTCCAGACCCTCCAACATTTGCTACATTGACATCAAGACCAACTCTAAATCTTCGTTTTCCCATTCTGTCTTTTCGTCTTTGTGCTGATGGACTTGGTACTGCATCATCGTCAGCATCTACTGCTTTTGCAGAACCTCTTCCCTCAATAGCAGCTACTGGTGTAGAAGCTTGTCTTTTTGGCTTTGGGGCAGGACCTCCACCACCTCCACCTCCTCCTCCACCACCACAATAGCATACAGTTTTGGAGAGGATTTTGTCTTCATAATCAAACATTTGTTCCTCGCTTGTTAATTAGTATTAGTTTGTTTTTTTGGTATAGATAGACCAGTTCCCTCAGATAAATTAGTTCCCAATGTATTTTGTTTTCTATCTACTCGGAACTGTTTTTTACCATCCCTTTTCTTTTTCATAGCTGCTGAATCAGTATCAATAGCTTCAAAGTCAACTTCTTTAGCAGATACTTGTGGTACTGCTGCAGGAGGTGCAGGGGGTGGTGGGGGAGTTGGCATCTTTGGACTTTTCATAAAGCACATAGTAGTTTACTCCTCATCGTCTATGTTGGTTAATTGTCTTACCTTTTCAATTACTGACTGCTGACCTTGTAGAAATCTTAGCTTTTCAACAGAAATATTCTCGTCTTTAGGTAGCTTATCTGGAAACTGCCTTTCTAAGTAATTCAACACATCGTTTGATATTAAAGGTTTATCCGTCAATAATTTCATAGGTATTTCCAATACTGTCCAGAAAAACAGAGAGGATTACTATTAAATAACCCTCTCTGCCCACTATTTTGACAAGAAAGAAATATAACTATAATTCACACGAATTACCAGTACAAGCTAACTCTTGAGAACTAGTAGTCATATCCTTGACTTCCCTATACTTTGAGAAATCAATTGTAGGCATAGTATCAGATAACTTTTTAAATTGCAAGTTATTTATTTTTTCATATGGTGCTTGTACATATGAGTGAGAATCATCTTCTTTTGGTAAAAATGAAACACCACATATGTCATCAAAATGTTCATATACATATGCACCTACTTCCATCCATTCTTCTTCACCTACATATACAGTAATTGATGGATTATGTTCACACCATTTTTCTCTGTAAGCTTTCCAAAGTTTAAGTTGGTCAATAGCATTTAACTGTTCTTTCTTTTTGCTATGTGTTGGACTTTGTATTGGAAAAGCAAATACATAATTATGTGGGTTGTAAGAATCTTTTTCATACGGCACTCCCTCTTTTATCATCCAATCTGCGAGAGGGTCTTTAGTATCTGTTCTTACTCTTCTAATATAATAATCAGAATATCTTGGATGTATACCAGATGCACAATCAGCTAATTGAGATACTGTGCCACTAGGTTTAACACAAGTTGTAGCAGTACTTTGATTTACTCCTAATATTTTTGCCCACTTTTTATTTGTATCTATAACTATTTGTTTTAATTGAGTTAATACATCTGTGTTAGTAACTTTATCTACATCAGCTAGTAACTCATTATCTAAAATACCAGTCATAGAAACACCAAGCAATCTTTCTTCTTCCATATTCTTTTTCCATATAGGTCTAAGATATCTTATGTCAGTAAGAGTAGATTGTATTGTTCCAAGAAAAGATGCAACTTCTGCTTTTATTTTTAAAGTTTCTAAATCATCCTTTGGTTTGATAATTATCTCAGAAAGATTACAACATTGAGATGGTCGTAAAATTATTTCACCACAAGGGTTAGTTCCAAAATAATAGTCGTGTTTTCTTCTACCAGTTTTTTTTGATTGTTCTCTAGCTGCTTGTCTGTTAAACACTCCTCGTTCTCCAGACTTAGAACTATATAGAGCAGACCACTCTTTTATAAATCCACCCATCTCTGGTTTTCTATTATAAGCAATACTATTATTAGCATATGACCTATTAACATTCTCAGTCCACCAGTCTCCCATTTTACAATTACGCATCCTATCATCTACCATATCTGACAAACTAATCATTGCTGACCTACGGACACCACCTACTACAACTGCAGCAGCTACTGCACACATAACATCGTGGGCTTCTATACTTGTTAACTTTCTTCCTGCAGCTTTTTTAAATGTGTTGACTGTAAACCTAAATAAATTTTCTAATGGCTGTGGACCACTTGCTCTACCACCAAATGTTTTAAGCCTTGCACCTGCAGGTCTTATTTTTGACAAATCCCATTTTGGAATCTCTCCTGCATACAATCTAGAAATTAGTTTTCGCAAACCTTTTGCCCAACCTAATTTACTGTCTTCTACTACAAAGACTTCTTCTGTCTCATTGAGACACTCTGGTATATCTGGTAACTTTTCTACGCATTTTCTTTCAACAGAAAAACCAACACCAGTACCACACATAAGAACATACAGACATTCATCAAATGCTTTTGGGTCATCAACAGTCATATAAGAACAGTTATAACCTGCAATATTATCTCTATCTAACGCAGGACCTGCTGACATAATGGCTCTCATTGATGGCACTACTTCTAGGTCTTTCATAAAGACAGAGTATTGTCTTAGTTGTTTTTCTGCCTTGGGTAACTTCTTAGCAAAGTAATTAACATATCTGTCAACACTCTCTTCCCAAGTTTCTCGCCTTTGTTCTTCTTCAATAAATCTAGCATAGCGAGATATTGCTATAAATTTCTGGTAAACATTCATCATCATTTGCCCTCCTCTTTAAGTGTTATTAAACGATTTAGATACCAATTTGCTTTTTTCAAATCTTCTACTGGACTTTTGTTTTTGTGATTACATCTCCACAAATACTTTATGATGTTGCCTCTAAGGTAATGTTCAAAACCATCTCCAGTCATTTCTTTGATTGCATCTATGCACTCCAACTTAGAATGCGTATAGTGCGATGGACTATTTATTTTATCATCTTCTTTCATAGCTTTAACTACATTATAATACATTAATCCCCCAAGTCAAATGCATCTAACAGACCTCCTGCATTTTTATGAATTTTCATATTAGTAGGAGAAGAGAACTCAATAATATCTATTTGAGCCATAGGAGGACTCCACAGAGTATTCATTGTGTCCACAGTTAGAATGTGTGCTAACCTTGCAGTCCTAATTGCATCTTCTTCTGACATCTTAGCTTTTTTGTAAGCATTAGTAACTTGTGCCCAAAGCCAGTTTTCATCTGCCTCTACTCCATCTTTAGGTGTCAAAAGTTTTTCAGCAGTAACTTCTCCTATACCTCTAACTCCTTTGTAATTATCAGCCACATCGCCAGTTAGTATTTGTTTATAAAAATTTTTCATAGCGACATCTTTTTCTATTTTTACTACTTTTCCATCTATAAGATGTTGACCTGCAATTTGTCTAAGGTCTTTGTCTGGTGACCATATAATATATTTGTCTGGGTCTTTTGTTGCATAAATACCAAGCAAATCGTCAGCTTCAAGATGTTCCATAAATTTTGCTCTATGTTTCTTTTTTAGGTGAGCACGAACTGCAGGTAAACATACTGGTTTTCTCTTATCAGTTCTGTTTGCTTTATATTCAGTATCTATTTCTTTCCTAAATACTTTTTTACCAGAAAGAAATACCATTTTCTTTTTACATTCAGATTGCTCCATAAGACTATCTATAATCTCATCAGCTTTCTGGCAAGTCTCAGACTCAAAACTATGCAGAGTCCAAGTATCATCATCCCATTGTATAGGATGTTCTGAGGCAGATGCAGCTTGATATGCTACAATGTCTCCGTCAATCAGTAGTACTTTTTCCATTTTTTTCTCCAATCTTTGGTACTAGGTTTTTATAAAGTTTTAGTGTGTCTTTTGCAAATAGTTTTGATAAATTAATTAGATACATTTTAGATGCATAATTATCACCACCATTTACTATTTTTTCGTAATCTAAATTTTTTATAACTTGTTTCAATACTTTTACATCAAATACAAGTGTACAAAAAACTTGACTACCTACTGAAAGATTATGAAACCAGTAATCAGCTTTTGTAGCTGCAATCCCACTTGGTTTTCCATAACTTTCAAATTCGATTGCTATATTACCAGAACGAGTCCACACATCTCTTTCTGTTTTTACTTCAATCTTTTTATTCTCAAGCATATCAAGAATTTTATCTTCGTGAAGCTTTCCAAAAGCAAGG